GTCATGCCCAAACTTTCCTGTGCGGTGCGCATCAAATGCAGAATTACTGTTGAAGTATTCCTTGCACCCACCGCATTGATTCCTAGACGATCCCAGCTTCTTCATTTGAGTCCTCCTTGGGTTCGCGCCACATGTGCTTGACCAGTTCAGTCTCCACAATTTCAGCAAACGATGCGCCTGACGGGAACCTCATCTGCGCTGGGCGCATGTCATGGATGACTGAGATTGCCTTGGTCAGTCCGTCGTTGTAGCCCTCTGCAAAGGTGTTGCCGCCAGACAGTCGGGCTTTGATGCCCTCCCGCATCAGTTGTGCCATAGGGATGTTGGTGTCCTTGGAATACGAACGCAGTTTTGAAATGTCGTTCGGATCAAGGTACGCCATGATTGGTTTGTAGTTTTTAAAATGGGTCACTTGAGACTCCTGTTTTGTATTCAAGAACGATGGCATCAAATGCCATCTGTGCTTCTTCGTTGCCGTTCAGCTCACTGCGTGATGTGATCCCGCAGCGTTTACACAATTCAGCAGCGGCGGATGTTTCGTCCATCGTCCCAAGGAATTCTTGGAATTCAATGGCGCGACACAGCATCCCCGCAGTCTGAACCCTGTTGCTGTAAGCGGTAGGTGACTCGTCGTCTTGGATGCGAACCAAGGCGCAAGCGTATCTTGACCCAACAAAATCCCGTAGAAGCTCTACAGGGATTTCGTCAGGGTGCAAGGACAAGGTCAGGACATATCCCGTCCTGTCCTGCTTCAACGCAACCTTACGGGCTTCAAACTGAAGCGCCATAAAGCTTTCCTTCAAGGTAAGTAATGATTGCCTTTGACGCTACCAATTCCTGCTCCAGCTTGCGCACTGCACTGAGCTGTTCAGGAGTTGCGATGTACCTGACCTCTGTGTTTGGAGCGACCTTGAGCATCTCCACCTGCGCAGTCAATTCTGCAATCCGCGCATCCTTGTCTTCCAAGGTGCTTTTGCGAACAACCTTGAGCCGTTTCTTCTTGCTCATGGTGACAGGTTTGGAAACCCCAGCGTCATGTCGGGCGTGGTAAACCTTTTGTTTTGAACATTCAAACAACACCGCAACATCTGCGCATGACATGTCGGGGTTGGCTTTGACAAACTCTTTTAAAGCTTCACGATCTAACATATTTACCTCACGGGAAAGTTGAATTGACAACACCAAACGAACCTCGTTGCCACAAGGCGGCAGATGATGACTTTGCGCCCATTTGCACCAAGTCAGAGGCAGAATACCTATGTTGGTTGTGCTTTGGATATCCGGGGCCAACAAATATCTCTCGGTTTCTGTAATGCGGAACATACGTAATGCCGTTTAAAACAAAAACGGCTTGCATGATCAATTCTGCTTTTTTGTCTTGACTCATACTGCCTCCTTAAAAAGGTACGTCGTCATCCAGACCATCGGCTGGAGATTTTGGTTGAGCCTTGGGGGCTGGGGCTTGCTCGTCTTTAGGCATGAAACGATCCACGCTCAACGAAAGGTAAGTCTTGCCGCTGGAATCCACCTTCTTCCATCCACTCAGTTTGACCACAGTCAAGCCGTCTTCAGTCTTGATGGCGGTCAGGTCGTTTAAATTGATGGCGATGTTGCCCCAGTAGTCAGGCGACATGGGGGTTCGCTTGCTGATGGTGGCACGAAGAGAGCCGCTATCTGGATAGGGCTTGTACGCTTTTTTATCTGTCATTTGTCTGCTCCTTGCAGGGTTTTCTTGTATTCCGCAAAGCCATTGCGGATGGCGTTGTAAGTCTCAGGGTGGCTAGCCTTGAGCCTGTCCAGAAGAACTTGGTTGTTCTTCCAGTAACTGTTTAAATCTGGCAGGTCGCGGTGTACGCTGATGAACGCCAGCATGGTTTCGGCAATCTTGGCGGCATCCTCCTCCGTCCAATCCCCCTTTGGAGCCTCCACGGCGGCGACAGAAGACCCTGTTGACTCCACCTTGGCGGGAATGGGTGCGGACGCTGGCACAGTCATTTCTACCGTCGCCTTGGGCGTTGTAACCGTGACGGTCTTGACATCCTCGTCGGGGGTGTCTTCACCGCTGTAGATGTACAGCCCGAGTCCATGCAGGGCGACGGATTTAGCCAGACAGCGCATGATGGCGGTGTTTACAGCCATTGCGTCAGGGTGGCTGATGGGTTTGTTGCGGTAGTCCAGAACAGGTAACTGACAGGTCATAGACTTGCCAAAGATTTTTGTTTCCACCCAGACCATCCCAGTATCTCCAATCATCATCACTGGGTTCATGCCGATGCCGTCAGGCCACAGCTTGACATCGAACGTGGCGGCAGGGTCAGCCTTCAAGACCTCTGTCCATGCCCATGCCCATGACAGGTACGTCAGGCCATTCTTCTTCTCCGTCTTGTCATTGACGTTGATCTTCAGCAAATCAAGCTGGTTCATTGATCTCTCCTTGGTATTGTTCGCACCACTGGGCAACTCCGCAGTAGTTTCCGGTACATCTGGTGTACTCACCTTTCCTTGTTTCAACATATCCTTTTTCCTTTTCTGCCAGCTCTGTGGCTTCTTCTATGGTTTGAAATACACGGATCGCTGTCTTGCGACCCTCTCTCTTCACTGCGTAGGTGGTTTCTTTTGCCCACCTTTCCTCATCGGTGCAGGGCTGTAGCTCTTCACCGAAATCATGTGCAACCTTGGCGTTGCGGTGCATCTCCAAGCGACTGCGGACGTACATCTCTGTCTTGACCGAATCCCACACAGGGATGTCAATCATCACCGCCTCGGCTTGGGGGTATCCTTCCTTGGATGTTTCAAACTTGTTGAAGTCTTTGACAAAAGCGCAGATTTGCAGACCCACCACCTTGGTGTGCTTGACCGACTCAACCAGCCATTTGTAGATGTTCAACTGGGTTTCCCAGTCAATCTTGTTCATCATTACCGAATAGGCTTTGACAAACTTGTAGTCAATGATGACCACACCGTCTGCGGTGTACTGTTGCAGATCGATCGCCCCGCTGATTGTGATTCCGTCCACCTTTGTGAACAGCCGCTCTTCGTTGACGTACCCCTCAACCTCTTTGGCTTCCAGCTTGCCATGCATGAATGTTCCAAACTGCGATGCCAGCAAAGAAGTGACATCAATTTCGATCTGGTCATCATATTGTTCGCGCAACCGTCTGATTTTAGGTGGTGACATCAGCTCCGTTACGCTATACTGGGACGAACCCTTTGTGTAGTAGTTCCTTGTCAGCAAAGCCACGACTGGCGCGGGTAGATTCTGTTTGTTGGTAATCCTCATGCAACTCCCTTGAAAGGTCATACTAGTGAAAAACAATGATAGTGATTGTACAGCAGAATTGCAAGGACTAGTGCTGGTTATTTATGGGGAGCCAGCGTCAAAAGCAAATTCCCGCAGGGTTGTGAAGTTTGGAAATATGTCCCGCCTGATAAAGAGCCAGAAAGCTCTCAACTATTCCGATGCTTTCAGGCAACAATGCCCGCCAATTACCCCTCTAATGTCTGGGGATATTTGCATGCGCATCACGATCTATTACGCCAGCCGCAGACCTGACTTGGACGAGAGCTTGATCTTGGATTTGTTGCAGGGGCTGGTTTACAAGAACGACCGTCAGGTCAAGGAACGCCATACATACTGGGGGCTTGACCCTGACAACCCAAGGGCAGAGATCATCATTGAACAGATGCCCGAAAAAATGCCCGCTCAAAGGCGGGCAAAAGAAAGGAAAGACAAATGAACCGTGGCAACTGCTTACCACGGGGGAAGTTTACCAGATACTGATCTGGGGTACCTAACCAGCGCAGGCGGGTACTGTTTAAACGTTCTGTGTCGCATTTGTCGCAACTGTCGCAGCGGTTGTGACAAAAAAACAGAAAGAATCAGGCGCTGCGTTTAAACAAAATTTTGTGGGGTCTTCAAAAGCAAAGCTTTATGCCCTTCCACAAGATATTTATTGCCGGTTTTGACAAATTGCGAACAGTTGGTTTATACTGAACCCGCTGGGTGCAAACCTAGCCTCTTAGGTTTGATGCAAGTCAGCCGCAAGGCAATCAGATTGGGTCTGATGATTCAAAGCAGGGTTCGAGAAATCATCCGGCAGTTGGAGCCGTCCCTGTACCAACACCTACACGCATGGGGATTGCAACGGCAGAGTTTGGTTCTGATGCATCCCGTGGGGTTAAGTGAAGTCCCCGCAGTCCCCAGTCGTGTTGGTGTCGTGGTTTTAGTCAAACACCTGTCTGCAACAGGAGCGGAAGCAGTAAAACGCCCCAAATCAGATGACAACTGGTTCACCAACAACCTTCATGTAAAGAAAATCTCAAAATCTTTACATGACCCCTATTGACACAGCCTGAAAACCTGTGCTAGAGTTCTCACCGTTGGATGTGAGAAACCCAGCAAGCAAGCCGTTAGATCTGATCCCGACCCCGCATGGGGTGTCAAATGTCCATAAGACAATTTGGTTTCTCACCGGGGTCAGTTCTAACGGCTTTTTTGTTTCTGTTTACACCCCAGCCGTACTCCGCACGTTAGCAAGCACCCCAGTCGTGGTGGCGCGGAAGAGAAGCGTACACGGTATGACTTACGTCTAGGGGGCAGTTCCCGAATAATCCGTGCGGCTGGTCGAATCATCAAGCCGAGGGGCTGACTTACGTCAGCATGATGATGCCGAAAGGCGGGTGAACCTCCTCTCTTACTCCGTCTGGGGTAGGGGGGTCTTTGGGGTGAATTTAATGTAAACAGCCCCGCAAGGGGCATAACCGGAGAATCAGCGTGAGAATCTATCTGATAGCAAGTAACCGTGGTGTTCGGCTTGTCCGCGCCGCACACAGAGCGCAGGCGTTGTCGTTTGTCGCATCACAAGAGTTGACGGTACGTGTTGCGTCACAGGAAGACTTGGTGAAACACCTCGCAGAAGGTAAGCCAATTGAAACTGTCGCCGCGCCCGACCAGATCAAGTTGGACTTAGGATAAAAAGGAGAAACAAATGAACCACACAGACGCAGAAGCAAGAGCAATTTGGGCAGATCAAGATTCAATGCCCGATGTTTTAAACCAAGAGCCACAAAGCGTATGCACCGTGGAGGATTTTGACGTGATCAAGCCAAACATGTACACCATATTGATGGATCAATGCGAGCTGGTTGATCTCTTCATGGATTCTGGCGGCACATTGAAAACCTTGTTGCACCCATCCAAGAAAGTTTATTTTTCTGCGGTGCGTGATGACAAGCGTATTGTTGGATACGGTGAAACACCGTACGAGGCAATCAGGTTGTGGGCTTACAAAACAAAAGCCAATGATTGTTAACATGACCCCGTCGGAGTCTGCAATAGCGTTAACCCTAGCGGTCATGCGAAATACGACCGCCCGTCAAAACAATGTCGCAGACAAACAGATGGGGAAACAAAACCCCATCGAAATTGACAGGGATGGCATCCTTGCAGAGATGGCATTCGGGAAACAGTTCAACCTGTATCCCGATTTGTCTGTCTATCCCCGCAAAGGCGGGGCAGACCTGATCACACACAAAGGCATGAAAATAGATGTCAAAGCCACCAGATACAAGTCTGGAAGACTTTTGATTCACATTGACAAGCCTGTCGAAGAAGTGGATATTTATGTCCTCGGAATCGTTGACGGCGATGATGTTGACCTTGTTGGCTACATCAAATCCGCAGAAGCAATCCAACCGCAGAATTTAAATGACTTGGGTCACGGCTCAGGTTATGTCATCGAACAATCTGATCTCAAAAAATTCAAGGAATCAAATGGAAACTGATTTAAACAACATGACCATGCGCGACTTGATCGCCATGTTTGCAATGGCAGGGATGAATGCAAGAGATACTTTTGACGCTGGTCAGGCAACACCAGAACAAAGAGCAAGGCTTGCATATATAGAAGCAGATGCATTGATCAAAGAGAGGAACAATGATGCCACGTGACTATAAACAAGAGTACGCCAACTATGACGGCACACCCGCAGTCAAAAAGAAACGGGCGGCACGAAACAAAGCCCGAAGAATGTTGGAACGCGAAGGCGTTGTCCACAAGGGTGACGGCAAGGACGTAGACCACAAGACCCCTCTAAGCAAAGGCGGCACAACAGTACGTTCCAACCTGCGAGCTGAGCCAGCAGCGAAGAACAGATCATTTAAACGCAGACCCGACGGCAGCATGAAATGATCGCAGAGCTTGTTGAGCAAACGCACTTCAACGAATCGACCAGAGTGGTATGCCCATTCTGTTCACCCGACCGCAGAAAACAAAACATAAAAGACATGACCCTGACGCGCAAAGACGATGGCGCAGTGGTCTATCACTGCCACCATTGCTTTGAAAAAGGCTCAGTCCAACCCCGAAAGGAAATCAAATTGTCTGCCGTCCCCTCTCCTACGGTCATCAAAGAACCTCTTGCCACGCCCCACTACGAGTGGCTCAAAAGCAGAGGCATTTCCCCCGACACAGCCAACAAGATGAAGCTGTTTGCGGCAGAAAAATATTTCCAAAAGCTTGGCAAGGTCACACCAGCGATTGGCTTTCCCTACTTCCGACAAGGCAGTCTTGTTGCAACCAAGTACAGATCAATCAGCGCAAAGGATTTCACCCAAGACATGGGCGGTGCGCATGACTTCTTTGGAATTGACAACGTTGAGATGGGTAAACCTATCATCATTGTTGAGGGAGAAATGGACGCGCTTTCCGCCATTGAAGCGGGTTTAAACAATGTGGTGTCAGTCCCCAGTGGTGCGCCAATGAAGGTTGCCGAAGCCAAAGGTGATGACAAACGATTTGCATTCATACATAACGCCCAGCAAGTCTTAGACAAAGCACCGTACGTGGTTCTGGCTACAGACCAAGATCCATCAGGTCAAGCGTTAGCAGAAGAGTTGGCGCGAAGGATCGGCAAAGACAAATGTCGGATCGCCAAGTTTGGCAAAAAAGATTTCAACGAAGTGTTGACTGACGATGACCCGACGCTGGAAGATGTCCCCTCAAACATAATCAAGAAGATTGTTGAGGATGCACAGCCATACCCAGTTGCTGGTTTGTCGTCCGCAGCGAATTTCGAGGATCGTTTAAACACGCTGTATTCGAAGGGAACGGGCAAGGGTGTATCCACGGGGTATGACTCGGTCGATAACATTTACACGGTAGCCCCATCACAACTGACGGTGGTCACAGGCTATCCCAGCTCGGGCAAATCGAATTTCGTTGACCAGCTCATGGTCAACATTGGCAAAGATTCAGACTGGAAGTTCGCCATCTGTTCGTTTGAAAACCAACCAGAAATACACATCAGCCGCCTGATGGAAATTTACACAAAGAAAAGATTCTTTGATGGCAAAGACCGAATGACGGAGGAGGAGCGTGCCAAAGCGTTTAAATGGGTCAGTGACCATTTCGTTTTTATCGACACAAACGGGGACGAACCCAGTTCGTTGGATTCCATCCTGAGCCGTGCCGCCACCGCAGTAAAGAGTATCGGGGTCAAGGGGATTGTGATTGACCCCTACAACTACATTGAGATGAACAAGACCAACACCACAGAGACAGAAGCCATCAGCGCCATGCTGACAAGGATTCAGAAGTTCTGCAAGACGCATGACGTGCATATCTGGTTTGTCGCCCATCCATCTAAGATCAACAGGTCAGGTGTTGACCAGCCCCGCCCAGATGGCATGGCTATCTCAGGTTCAATGGCTTGGTGGGCAAAGACCGACTGCGGCATCACCGTTCACCGTGGTGATGGGTGCGTAGAGATAGCGGTCTGGAAGTGTCGGTATCGCTGGGTCGGGCAACAGGGTGAAACGTCCCTCTTGTACAACAAGACCAGCGGAACATATGAGGAACATTTGGATCATTTCTGAAGCGCAAAAAAAAGGGGGCTTCCTGCCCCCTTGTTTAAACATAACAGCTTTCGCTGCCCCGGGAAGCTCCCCGGGTGAGCTTGTAACTGTTTAAACGACACGGCAGGAATGTACTGCCGACAAGAAATTTACATACCGACCAATGTATCTTGGTGTTGCCAAATGGACTTTGGACTTGCGGTACACAAACCAAGCTCCATCCCTGTGCTTGATGTATTTGTCGCCCTTTGGGACTGCATCAGCAGTTCTGACAACTTCCACGCATTCCCAGCGGTAGACATCGGATGGTATGGGGATTGATTGTTCAGCCAACACTTTGACAACTTTCATGCAACCACCCGCAATTTTGTGCCATTGATGTACATGGGCTTGTCATCGGAAATGCATCGGAAATAGTATTCCAGTGCGGCATTGATGCTGTCCCAACTGATGCCAACATCTGCGTCATGGTTGTGAGCCATGATCTTCAATATGTTTAAACAATCATTGTCAGTCATCGTTGTGGGATCTGCGCCTGAGTCTTCCATGTACTGTCGAACGTCATCGATAGTCCATTCAATACGCAACACCCATTCATCGTCATGTCCTTGAATCACTTGAGCCATGTGTATTCCTCCGCATGTGTAATAACAAATTCACCGTGGTCACCAACGACAGGGTTGCCATCGGTGTAATAAAAGATTCGCTCATCTTTGGCATCTTCGATGCCATCCCACGTTCCATCGGAAACAACCATGCCGTGGAAAAATTTTCCATCATCATGCCAATTACCATCGCAGACATAAAGTTTCATTTGAATTCCCTTTCGTTGTTGAATGCAGTCTCTCCCGCTGTCACCGCCCCAGCATATTCAGTCTGCGGTTGACTGTTCGAAAGTGTCTGTAGCCCAATCACTCAATGGGGCAGACTACAGACTACACATATGCAAGATGCGATTTACTCAGCCCCATCAATGCTTTTCACTGCTGTCTGGTTGAAAGAAGTTTTCAAACTCCCAGACGTATTCCAGTCGTTCAAAGAATTCATCTTTGGTTGTGCCAGATGACATGGACAACAGCACCAGCACCTTTGACAGCACTGCCACGGTTGCAGACGCACTCACTTCCGAATGCGTCACCATGTTGACCATGCCCTCATAAAAGAGGGCTATCTCTTTATGATTTAATTCCTCGTTTTGCAAGATATTCCTCCATTAGTTGGTTGCCCCTGTCACCCAGCGACCTGACCATTCGCATGGTCTTTTCGTAGGATTCTCTCCCAGCGTAGTGGGCGTTGCCCTCCGCGTATTCGTAGTACCAGTCAGTGCGTTTAAACTGGTCAAGCAATTCGTCTTCTGTAATCATTGTTCAATCCTCTTTTCAAGTTTTCCAACAGATTCAAGATGGTCGTAAAATTCTGTCCAGTAGTCAATCTTTTCGACAACCATTTCAATCAGGTCACCTTTTGAAAATTCACCGCCTGATTTTTGATCCAAAATTCTGCCGCCCCTTGCCAGAACAACGGTCATCGCCAATAGGCTGGTGACCATATCCTTGCCATCGATGATGTCCTCAATGCGGTCAGCCAAGACCATGATTTCGGTAAATTCTTCTTTGCTGTAACTCATATTGCCCCCTCTTCGTTGACCTCTTCAACACACACACGCAAGACACGTATGCCCTCCATGATTTCGACTACGTCAAATTGCAAGCCGACTCGACTCAACAATTTGTAAAGCTCCATCGCTCTCACCAACCCACTGGTTTCAGTCTGCGGTATGAGCCGCATGGCATCGATCCATCCAGCAGTCCACAACATGCGATCCCTGTCGGACAGGTCTTGCTCGTTGTTCGCCCTCTCCCATGCGTGGAACGCATCGTTTGCTTTGTCCTGAGCGTTGGTCAGGATTTCATTTGCCTTGTTCATCTTTCACCTCCATTAAGTTGTCATCCGCATCAGCCACCAAGACAGGCTTGTCACAAGCCCTGAGCATGCGTTCAAGCTGGGTCTTGATGCCGTCCATCGCGTCATCACCAACGGTAGCGTTAGCGAACCCCACAGGCTTGTTACCCTCGTAATAAACCTCTTTGATTTCCAGCCAAGGTTCACCGTCATTCTGCGCGGTCATGTCAACCAGTCTGTAATTCCAAGTCATCTCGTCCATGTTGTCCTCCCTTATGCGGCTAACTTGATTTGTTTAAACGATGCATTCGCCAAGTCATCAAGCGAATTGATGGTCACGTTGTTTTTGTACATGCGTGACAGGTCAGCGTGGATGCCGATGCCAATCGTTGTGATGCCCAGACGTTCGCCCGACTCAACTTGTTTTTTGCAACGCTTTTCATCTTCGCGGAACACGCCACCGTCAGCCAGAATGAACACCACCTTGCGTTGTTCTGAACGCTGGTGCAACAGGCTATGGGCATAGCGCAGAGCGGCACTGTCGCTGTTGTCTGCGCCCGATTGCAGTCTGGCAATGAGCGGCATGGTCTTGGCTTTGTTCAAGCCCCAAGGCTTGAGCAAGCTCACACGTGAACCGAATGTCACAACAGAGGTGGCAACACCCGCCCGATCCAGTGTGTCCAGCATGGTTGCCATCACAGATGCGGCAGACTTCATGCGGGAGCCATCGGAGCCGAACATTGAACCCGAACAATCCATGATGAACACCACCGCAGAATCAATGCCACCCTCTTCGTGGTGGCGTTTAAACACGCGATCATTGCCTGTCGCAATGGTATGGATGTTGTTCGAATCAAGCTGACCATGTCTGCGGTTGAATTGGTATTCATCGATGCCAGACATCTCAAATAAACGTCTGACTTCATAGCGGAGTTTCGCGCCACCGACAGGCTTGAGATCCCAAATTGCATTCTTGGCTGACGTGTCCACGTGGGCTTGTTCCCTGTCCATTGATGAGTCGGCAGACCAACTGATGCCGCCACCAACACCCTCTTCACGATCCAGCACAGGCTCAGGGTCAACCGCATCATCGGGGTCAATGTTGCCCAGCTTGCTGGGCTTGCCACCCTCACCGTCAGCGGTATCGTCACCGCCAGAGTCGCCCTTACCATCGCCATCACCCTCACCCTCACCATCGCTGGGCTGGTCAGTGGGCTGGTCACCTGATTCATCGGACGGTTGATCTTGGGGCTTATCTTGGGGTTTGTCCTGATCCTCTACCGCAGACTGCAATTGTTCATAGACCCAGATCGCCAGACTGTCCACGTCCATGCTGTCATGGCAGTCGTTTAAACGCTTGCGAGCTTCAGCGAATATCGGCTTGACCACAGGGTGAATCGGGGTCTTGATGGTGGCATGGTCACGGGCAAACACTGCCAACACGTAGGGCAATTGGCGTGGATCGCTCCAGTCCGACACCTGTTTAAGGGCTTGGGTTGTCATGTTGTCGATCAGCGTACCCAACAGGTGGGCGATGTTGCCTGTCAGGTTTGCGGCAATCGCCTTGTGTTCGATCCGCGCATCCTCTAAGGCGTTCGCAAGACTTCTGACAAATTGGTTCGGGTATGCACTGCCGAACGTGGTGTATTTGCGGTGCAACAACTCATGCACGACAAAGCCCATGTACTTGTCCAGCACTTTGCGGGGCAACACCGCATCATCGCTCACGTCCGACAGGGTGATGTCGCCAGACTTGCTGATGCAAGCGGTGTCAATGTGTGCTGACCAGTGGATGGACACTGGGCGCAATTTAAGCGCGGAGCAAACCTTGTGGGCGGCATCCTCGATGCCCTTGCGTAGCTCCCACCCTCTGATTGTTTTCATGTTGACTCCTAGTGAAAAATGGTCATTGTGATTGTGAAATTATAGCACTAGTCCTAGTGATTAGGTCAAATGCTTTTTGATGGTTTCAGCGTTAATGAATGCGGTCTTGATCGCTTCGACAGCGACTGCCGATTCAACAGGCTGACGGTTGCCAATGGTTGCCGCCCAAGCATCCTCTACGGTCATCAAGCGGAGGTTCTTTATGAAGTAGATGGTCTGTCGGATGGACGGTGCGTCAATGATGTCGCCCGATTCAACCTTGGCGCGGAAAGCATTCAATGCTTTGACCACGTGGGTTGCCAATGGCTTGGCGCATCCAGTCCTACGCATGACAATGTCGATCTCCATGTCGGGCGGCATGTTCTCGAATTTAATCACCGCGCTGAACCGTTCGGCAGTGGCAGTGTTTAAACGCTTTGTGCCTGAGTACAGACCTGAGTCATCGCCACTGGTCAATGTGTTGTCAGCGGCAAACACCAAGACACCGTTTGCTCTGCGGTGGATTTGACCACCGTACGCCACGCAAGGGTTGGGTTCAAGAAAACCGTTCAGCACTGCCAACTCACCAGCGTCAGTCATGCTGATTTCATCCAGCAACACCACGGTGCTGGGGCTTGTCAGACCCTCCAGCACTGCACCCTTTTTGAACACGGTGTCACCCTTGGACATTCCCACGCCACCCATGAAGTCGGGGCATGTGGTGTATTTGGTGAATTGAAACCGCACGTAGTTGCGTCCAGTGAATGCCGCGAATTGTTCGGCAGTCTGGGATTTTCCAGTCCCTTTCATGCCACCGAAAAACAGGTTGTCGTGTGTGCCTTGGGCGGTCAAGATAAAGCGCAGAATCTTTTCAGACCAGACCCAATGCGGATCGATGGACGGTGCGGCTGGGTGATTGTAGATGTCCACCATCACAGGGTCACCGTTCAATTCGCGGATGTCAAACCCGAACACGTCCAACGTAGACTTGCGATCCACCACGTGGACGGCAGTCGCGTCAGCGATCACCGACTCAGCACCAGCGTCAGTGACCACCCGTTTAAACGCATCGAATTCTTTTGCGATCACCTTTGAGACTTCGATCTGCACGATGGCGGGGTCAACCTTGACCGCAACCTCGCGTTCGGTCTGGAGCTTGTCAGCGAATTCAGACAATGCCTTGCGGGTCATTACATGCACATTCTCAGCAATGTCATGCGCAGACTTGGCGCGGTGGCTCGCGGTGTTGGCTTGGGTGACAGCGTCCAGCGCGATCGTCTCTGCGCGGTTGGCTACTGCCCCGATGGCATCGAACATGGCGGGGTCAAAAGGGGTGGCGGTGGGCGCGGTATAGACAGGCGCAGACTTGATGTCGTCCAAGGTAAAGAATCCCTTGGTGATACCCTGTGCCAGCACTTTGGCGCAATGACCATTGGGGTTGACAGCGGGAACGATGTCGGTGGGGTGGAGTTTTTTAAACGCCCCGACAATGCGCCCCTGTCCAAGGGACAAAATCTGGAGGATGAGTTCTTTTTCAGTCATGGTCTACCTTTCAGGTGGTTGGAGTTTCGAGGGTGAATGAATGTCCATCGAGCGGACAGGTGGGCAGTCCCATTGCCGCCCATTTGCTGGTCAGTCGGACGGTGTATGAGCAATGTGGGCAGAATGCTTTGAGCATTCTTGTGCTTTGTGTGCGGCTGTCAGCCACGCCCAGCGGGGCATGCGGGTAATCACCCAGCCCAGCTATCAGGTCAGCGTACAGGTCAGCAAACATGGCGTTGCCCTTACAGGTTTTCCACTTGTCCAGCGTGGCGGTGTTGGTGGGGACAAGCCCCACTTCAGTGGCAATCACCTCATAGGCAGTGCCGTATGACAATGCCCCAGCGGTGGCGCGGCAGAGTTGCGACAGCAACACGGTGAACACTTCCACAGGCTTGGCAATGGTGGGGCTGATGCAGATTTCGATGGCGCGGTCAGCGGAGTCGCCAGCGGCATGGCAGTCGCCAAGTCTGCGGTTGCGTTTAAAGTTGAGAGGGTGACCAGTGGCAACCCTTATGCGGGTTGGCAGTGGTTTGCCGATCACGTCAAAGATCGGGCGCAATTGGTTGGTTGCGTCAGTCAACCAGTCCTCGCGTGTTGCATGATTCATATCGTACCTTTCACTATTAAAAAAGAGTCATTGTGATTGTGATTCTACAACACTATTCCTAGTGATGTAAACAAGGGGGATCGATCAAACCGCTGTCGATCAACTGCTGGGCGGTGCGCCCGAACCAACCCTGTAAACGCCATGCCATACCAGTGTCAACAAGGGTCTGCCATGCCTGTCTGTGCAAGTCATCGTCAGCGGATTCATAGCCAATCCAGCCCTCAACGATCCTTACTGCTGTTGTCGTGTCCATGTGTGCCTTTCGGTTGTGTGCGACATTGCACTGGTCAACCCTGATCGGGCTGACCGCTGGAATGTCACTTGACTGCTTTGATCAAGCCATCTTGCATGGTGACGTTGGCAAAGAACTCGCGTCCACGCCCTGTTATGTGTGGGCGGTTCGCGCCTGTCAGTACGCCATCGGGCTTGTATTCAGCACCGAACATTGATGTCTCGATGTAGCGCAAGGGTTTGCCAATGGATTCTTTGAGTGCTTTTTTGGATTCATAGTTAAAGACCAACATGGTGATTTCCTTTCAGAGGGTTGACAAAAAACGTTCGATGGATGCATCGAACCAGTACTCAGACGCAAGGGTTTCGCGCACTTGAGAGAGGGTGAACCCTTGGGCAAGCAAGGATTCGATAACTTGTTTGAGTGACTTGGTCATGTGATATTCCTAGTGAGAAAAAATTGAAATGCCTAGTGATGTTCTGAGGTTGTTTACACGTTGTCAATAGGGTCTGAAATAAGTTGACCAATGTGCGGGGTTATTGCCTGATGGTTGGTGACTGCATTTATATATGTCGGTCAGTTCCAAGAGAATGACGTGCAAAACAGGGGCTAAAAACCCACTGTTGAAAACAAAAGTATATTGCGGTTTAAACGGCTTTTAAGGGGGGTAGAAGGGGGGTCTGGCGCAACAGGTGTCTAGGTACCAGCCGAGGTCAAAATCGATTCTAGGGGTGTTTTAATCGATTCTAGAGGCATGTATGTTTATACAGTAACACTTTGCCTATTTTTTCAGCACTGGTTCTAGTTTGCCTTGATAACTGATTGATTCTGAAATCTATACGTTTAGGATTTGACCATACTGCGAGTGTGGGTATGAGTACTTCTGGATATGTGGACAATTCTGTTGATAAAGCTGGGTGAAACCTGTGGACAATTTGCTGTATGCACATCCAGTGTTGTGGACAACTTCTGTGGATAACTTGACAACGGGCGGACAGGCACTGATAATGCGAACAGTGCTGTTTAAACATACAGGCAGGGTTGTGGGTTCGGGTATAGATTTTGTAAAGGTTATCAGGCATGGAAAAGATATCAAAAGAAGAGTATTTGCGGGCGCTGGAGATAGCTAATCAGGATGATAATATTGATCAGAATGATAACGATGAGTCGGACGGTGAACTCAGCGAAGCGGAACGGTTGGCGGCTCACGCATTACCACCAGTACTAAGGGCAGATGGAAAACCTGTAGGGACAGAGAACTATACAAGGGCAAGACCACTGACACCATCGCAGATGATGTTTGCACAGGGACTGATACAAGGGAAAACCTACCGACAAGCCTACAGGGATGCATACCCGCAACAGACAGGGACAGACTCGAGCATAACGACAAGTGCATACAAGTTAAGCCGTGATCCACGCATACAGGCACTGATAGCAGATGCACTGGAAGAGACAGCGGAACACCTCGCAGAGGATATGGCGGGAACGAAACGGTATGTGATGAGACAACTGGTTGCGCACAGTAAACAAGCCAAGCAAGAGGGAACGAAATTAAAAGCACTGGAGCTACTGGGCAAAGCCAGTGGGTTGTTTGCACAAGTGACAGGTGACAAGGATGAAGTGGTGACAGCAGAGCAATTGAAACGTGAGCTTGGCATGCACTTGAAGCTGGTGAAGCAGAGCAAGGGTAGTGCATGACGCATGCGTAGTGCGTGGCGCATGGCGTGTAAACGTCCCGCCCATCAACGGTCATCGCGTGTGGGTACTGGCATCGATACGTGGCGTGTGGCGACCCCGCCGTACCCCATCCCCCCAAGCCTGCCGCTTACCTCCCCCTCCCGCACTTACGCT